CGCACATGTCACAATATATATCTCGCTTACGACAGTTAAATGTAATTCGTAAATATCGGAGAAGTTTGTTTATGATTAATCCTGAATACTTCTTTGCTGGGTCTTTAGATGAAAAACCTAAATTGCGTGCTATGTATTCTAAGTTAGATAAGGTGGAGGTGGACGATGCAGAAGCTAACTAGTTCTTTGTCTGAGATGTCTCTGTCTGACTTTCGTAGTTACCCTAGTGTGCAGAAGGTGGTAATTAATCATGGGTATATCTATATATTAAAAGACTCCAGCTATCCTGGGTACATCAAGGTGGGGATGACACGAGACTTAAAGCGTAGGTATAAAGAATATAATCAACACAAACCTTATAATACTGCTGAGTTCGTAGCTGTCAGTGATCCGTTTGAGGATGCTGTCAAGGTAGAGAAGAAGATATTAGAGGTTTTAGTTAAAGAGATTCAACCTATCGGTGCTAAGCTTGAGTGGTTTGAAGATGCACATGAGGAACGTATAAGAGAAATTATTATAGAGGCAGAGAGTCATTTTCTTGCTTATAACCCTGCGGGAGATATATATGCCACTAACTAGTAAGAGCAGTGCTATTGCAAAGGTTGATATAGATAGTAAGCTTTCTATATCACAGTTACAAGGGGGCCTGCCTCCACGTATGCGTAAATATGTGACACAAGAGATGGTTGATGTTGTTAATGATGTCGAGGATGGAGACTTCAGAGAACACTACCGTAATAATGTGATGAGCTTTACTACTGTGCTAAAGGCAGGTAAGTTTAAAACTCTGGACTATGTGAATGCTGTTAAGTTTGTTAGTTTCAAGCTACTCGGAGACGGGAACACTCTTGCTTACAGCAAGACGTTCCCTGAGAGGTACAAACGTTTAGTGGATAAGGGGATTACTGGGAAGAACATCGCTGCGTATTCTACGGCGTACAATCGTGGTGATTTAGTTAATAAGATTATGGAGCAATCGTTAGTTCCTATTCATATTTTAAATATGGATATTCATCAGGAAGCTATTAATGTACAAGCTGAGCTTATGCGGGATGCTAAATCAGAAACTGTTAGACAGAAGGCGGCTGAGTGCTTGATTATGCAACTTAAAGCTCCTGAGTCAGCTAAGATTGAGATTGATGTTAATTATAATAATGATTCTATTGATGAACTGCGTGCAACAACTCGGGCGTTGGCGCAGCAACAACTGGCACTTATACAGAGTGGAGCTGTTACGGCACAAGCTATGGCACATTCTGATATTATTGCTCGGAAGAAACCTGAAATTGAAACGGAATATGAAGAATTATGATGGATTTGGTAATATTGGGATTACTCATAGGGATGGGTATTGGGTTAATTGTTCTTGTAGATATTTATTGGGAGAGATAGATGATTCATTGTATGGCAGATTGTTTAGGTAAATTGAAGGCTATTAAACTAATGGCGCAGGTGGGGATAAATGAATCTACTACACAACCAGAAAGAAATAGGTTTGAGCAGATCTCTATGGAGGTAAGCTACTTACTGGTAGAAGCTGAGTCAGATGTGAAGTCAAAGGAATAGATGTCTGAGCTAATTAAAAAGGATGTAGATGAGTGGCTTAATGAGATAAGCTATGAAGAGGACCCTACGTATACGCCCAGTGAGTTTGCATTAGAGTTTATTAGCTTTATTAAGCTAGTTAACGGTGAGGAGGGTGAGGAGCACAAGTCTCCTGTGATTCATTACAGAATGTTGGACAATGTTGGTGGTATGAAGGAGAATATCGCTAATATGTGTTCTCGTGGTTTAGCTAAGACTACAGTACTGGGTGAGTATTTATTCTTGTACATAGCTACGTATGGCAGCATACCTGGGTTTGGTAAGGTAAATCTAGCTATATATGTGTCTGATAGCATGGAGAACGGTGTTAAGAACATGCGTAAGAACGCTGAGTATCGCTACTATAACAGTGACTTCCTGCAGAAATACATACCTAAGATTAGATTTACTGATGCTAGGTTAGAGTTTGAGAATGCGCAAGGTAAACAGTTTATTGTTAAGATGTATGGTGCTAAGACTGGTGTTCGTGGTGCGAAAGAGATGGGACAACGTCCTACATTAGCTGTGTTAGATGACTTAATCAGTGATGATGACGCTAGGTCACCTACGGTGATCGCGTCTATCGAGGATACTGTGTACAAAGCTGTAGATTACGCACTACATCCTACTAAAAAGAAGACTATCTGGTCTGGAACTCCCTTTAATGCTAAAGACCCTTTGTATAAAGCAGTAGAATCAGGTGCATGGCACGTTAACGTGTACCCAGTGTGTGAAAAGTTTCCTTGTGCAGAGGATGAGTTTAAAGGTGCTTGGAGTGATAGATTCGATTACAGGTATGTTAAGGCCCAATATGATAAGGCTAAGAAGACTGGTAAGCTAGATGGCTTCAACCAGGAGCTAATGCTACGTATTATGTCTGAGGAAGAACGTCTGATTAAGGACAGTGACATGATATGGTACAAACATGCTAATGTTAAGACGAACCTGGGAGCGTTTAACTTCTATATTACTACTGACTTCGCTACATCTGAGAAGGAAAGTGCTGACTTTAGTACGATTAATGTGTGGGCGTACAACAATAACGGGGATTGGTTGTGGGTAGATGGGTTTTGTAAGAAGGCCTTGATGAATGAATCTATCGATGAGCTGTTTAGATTAGCTCAGAAGTATCATCCTCAAGAGGTGGGGGTGGAAGTCACAGGTCAGCAGGGAGGTTTCATTGCTTGGATACAGAATGAGATGATGAATCGTAATATTTACTTTACATTAGCTTCAGGTCGTGGGAAGACCTCTCCAGGAATACGTCCAAATAAGGACAAGATGAGCCGATTCCAGCAAACTGCAGTACCACTATTCAAAAGTGGTAAGATATGGTTTCCTGAGGAGCTGAGGGACTCTGCTGAGCTATCTGAGATGATAGATGAGCTGTCATTAGCAACTATCAAGGGATTTAAGTCTAAGCATGATGACCAGATAGATAACATTTCTATGTTGAGTGAATTCAATGCGTGGAAGCCTAGTGAGGTTTCAACAGATGAGCATAGTAAAGATGGCAGTATGTTATGGGATGATGAGGAGCCTGATAACGGAGGGGATAGTTCTTATTTTGTATAAAAGCTCCTGATAAGTAAATAACGTGGTATGATAAATACACAGTATTTATTTTTGGGAAACCTAATGAAAGTTTACGAATATATAGATTTCTTAGTTAATGGTGAGATTAGCCAGTTAGCTACATCAGATGTTGGTGACTTAACTCCTGGAGCAGCCGCTCCTACTACAGTGCAGGCTAAAAATAGAGACAAGCTACGCTCGTTTATTAACTTAGCTAACATCGAGTTGCATAAGAAGTTCAACATCCTGCAAAAAGATATGGAATTAGACTTTGCACTTAACGGTGAAGAGTTTACTCTGCCGGATGACTTCTTGCATGCTACTAGTTGTAGCTTCACAGATGGCGAAGAGATTGCTATTAACAATGATAAGAAACGCATAGTGAATGAAGTGGATGTAAACGTATCTGTATTATTCAAAGACCCATCTAAGCTAGTTATTAAAGGCACAGACGAGGATGGTAGGAAAGATATGCTGGTTACGTATACTGCCTCACCTAAATTAGCTACGAGCATCACAGTAAACCTACAACTACCCCAGATATACACAGAGGCGTTGCTTAACTATGTAGCTTACAAGGCGCATGCTACGATTAGTGGTGACATGAAGGCTGAGAACAACACATATTACTTACGTTATAACGAAAGCTGTAAACAGATCAACTTATTAGGACTACGTAATCCGGATAACTTAGACGCTAATACTAAATTAGAAGATAATGGCTTCGTCTAAGAAACTAGTGTTATAATAAAGACAAATTTATTGCATGCCAAATGCTGAGAACAACCTCCAGGAGGAGTTAAATAATGGCTTATTACGATACGATCAACCTTGTTGCAGGTGATGACAAACCCGAGCTTAACTTTACGTTAAGAGACTCAAACACCGCTGCGACAGGCGCAACCCTTGATGAAGATGATGCCACTACGTGGGCACCTATCGACCTTACAGGGCAAACCGTAAGAGTACATTTTCGCCTCCTAGGAAGTTCTACAGTTTTGGATACTATTACTTGTGGGTTACACGCACCGTATACAGATGGTAAGTGTTTCATGCAGTGGAATCCCACAACTTTAGATGTTGATGCTGGAACTTACGAAGGCGAGATTGAGGCAGAAGACTCAACTGGACGTAAGCAAACCATCTTTGATAAACTAAAGTTTAAGGTAAGAGCAGACTTCTAGTACAGTGGCTATACGCGCCTCAATATCCTATGCAGCACTACAAGCTAGTGTATCGTCAGCTAAACCAGCTGCGAGTATTACATATGAGCTATCACAGGCTACGGGTATATGGACAGACCCAGACTCTAAGAATAGATTCTTTACTGAAGAAGTCCCTTTAAGTGATGTACGCTTTAATCTTGTAGAAAAGAATTTAACGGAGAGCATACCTTTAGTAGATGTTAGTGCGTATGACTTCAATGCACTAAAAGAAGATAGCTTTACTTTTGCTGATACCTTCGCAAGGGTTGTAGCGTACAAGAGGCACTTCACTGACGCCTTTACCTTAGATGATATGGCCGCTATAGACAAAGACTTCTATGGAAACAAAGGTAATATCTTTGCTTTCACGGATATCATAGGTCTAACGCATAATAAGAACCTAACAGACGACTACACTGTATCTGATGTGGTTTCAGTGGTTACTACGTTCAAGCGTAACTTTACTGACAATGTAACGCCAGGGGATACCTCGTACTTAGATATATCTAAAATATCAGATGACGACTTTGTGTTCGCTGATTCACAAGCTAAAGCATCTAGCAAAGCTACTACAGATATCTTTAGCTTTAGTGACATCCCCTCTGTAGGAACATACTTACCGAAAGCAGATGACTTTAGCTTATCTGATATGTACTTAACCGCAATTACTAAGCACGTTACAGATGCTTTTGTTCTAGACGATGCTACACAGGTAAACAAGGATTACTCAGGTAACAAAGGAAACCTCGTAGCGTTTACAGATGTATTAAGCAGAGTACTGCAGTACAAGCGTGCCTTTTCAGAAACACTAACCTTTACTGATGCACCGGCGTTAGGCCTGCAAAAGAAAGTTAGTGACATGTTTAGTGTCTACGATGAAAAACCAAACCCTCTAAATGCTAGCACCTTAAATGCACAATCGTTTAACGCCCAAGAGAACCCTGTACTAATTACCACAGGGATAGGCAGCAGTGATGGTGTAGGCTTTACCGAAGTAACAGCAGTTAACCAAAGTAAGGCACTAACCGACTCCACTGTAGTCGATGACACAAATGCGATATTAGTAAGCAAGCCTAAGACCGATTCATTCGGTATGTCGGATGACAGCTATGTTAGTAGCGGGATTAACCCTTCAGACAGCATTTCGTTCGGGGACTCATATGAAAGGGTACTAAGTAAAGTACTAAGTGACTCCTTTGTTTTAGATGACGCAGCGCTAGTCAACAAGAACTATTTTGGTAACAAGGGCAACCTAATTGGGTTATCAGAGTTGGTGTCGTTAGTTACCACATACAAGAGAACTATAAGCGACTCTGTTGCTTTTAGCGAAACCCTTGATACAGCATTCAACAAAAACGAAACAGAAGATGTCACACTAAATGAAGTAACAGGGCTCCTGTCTAGCAAAACACTAGGTGAAAGCTTTACATTTAATGACGTTTATGGTTTACAATTAGCGAAACATGTTACTGACGCATTCACATTAGATGATGCTGCGCTGGTGAACAAAAACTATATTGGAGACAAAAGTAATATAATGAGTTTAAGCGACCTAGTTGAGGTTAATCTCATACGTAGTAATCAACTAGGAACGAGAAACTTAAACACAATGCCATTTAACTAGGAGTAAGAAAATGATTAATGATAACTTTGCACTAACAGGTGCTTTAACAATTGCAGTAAATAACGAAGTAGTACATAAGACTGAGAACTTAGTAGTCTTAGTAGGTAAGAAGTGGGTTGCTAACCGTCTTAGGGACACAACCGGAACATCCCCTGCACACACGCTTAAGTCTCAGATGACGCATATGGCTATCGGTAAAGATACTACACCGAATTCAGGTGCCACAATTGTAAATGCAACTAACACTACGCTAGTAACAGAAGTAGACAGAAACCTACTTACTACAGCAGGTGGTGTTGTTACTGACAACACTATTAAGTATGAATGTACTTGGGCAGCTGCTGACGGTACTGAAGCTATTACTGAAGCAGGTATCTTTAACGCTTCAACAGGTGGTGACATGTTTGCACGTACTAAGTTTGCTGTTGTGAACAAAGGTGTAGCTGACTCTATGACGATTACTTGGACTATCACAGTATCTTAATAGAACTATAAATACGGAGGACAGCTATGTCTGTTAAGTTTAGTAACAATGCGGTCACTACACTGTCCGCCGGTATTTCGGCAGGTGCTACGAGTTTTACAGTAGCATCAGCATCTACATTCCCAACACTAGGAGCTAGTGATTGGACTTATGTATCTCTAACTTCTGAAGTTGTTAAAGTAACAGCTATCAGTGGTACTACATTTACTTGTGATGCTACATCAGGCGCTCATGCTATTGGTGCTACCGTTGAACTACGCATGACATCAGAGATACTGAATGATGTTGCTCTAGGTGACGATGAGACCCTAGCAGCTTACAACAACACAACAGCCATCACAGGTAACGCAGTAGATGTATTCATTTATGATACCTCGAAGGACTCAGATGGTGGTGCTTGGAGAAAACGCACACAGGCTACCTCTTGGTACAATGAAACTTTAAACACAGCTACTCGTGGCTCTCGTAAGGATTTCCCTAGTGTTGCTGTGATTGTGGCTGAGGCGCAGAAAGTAACTATTTATGATGGTGATACGCCTGACTTAGATATGTGGATGGTTGTAACCCCTAGTAATAATGGGGGGTCATCTGGTTGGTATTTCTCACTCTCAGCCACCACATCAATATCAGCTTTGAATGGCGTTATAGCTTGGGGAAACTATTATACACCTTCGCCAGGTAATAATAATGGTGGTCTTGTTTTTATGGAGATGATTACAGATAGACTAGGTAGATATGGTAATGTTGTCGGTCTCTCTGGTTATAGTGTTAACCCAGTGCTATTGAGAAATATCGCACAGGACGCAAGAAATGGAGAATTATCTGCCATAGTTCACGCCAAAGTCAACGATGTAGCAATGACAGTCCTACCTAATGCCCCTATCGACTCTGCAACTGGACTACCTATACCTACTATTGCATTAGCTACTAATGGTGGTGTGAGTGTTATTAAGGATGATGGTACGGTTGTTGATATTACTGGGTTTGCGCCTGACGCTACTATGGTGGCATTTACATATGATAATCGGTTAATTACTAGCAGTGCATCAAAAAGACTGGCTATTGGTAATATCCCTGCCGCAGACACTATTATAACAACATTCACCGCTTATCAAGAAAATACAACCCCCGCAGTTAACACTATTGGAACTTGGTTCGATAAGGTAATTGATACAGGTGGAGTAATAGCAGGTGGAAGTGATAATGCCGCATCGCAAGACCATTTGTATCTCTTAAAAGAAAACCTAACAACCCCTGCCAAAGGCTCAGTAGCCTACCTAACCTCCAACTACAACACAGGTTGGATGGTCGGTGATATTAAAGGTGCTTGGTTAGCTGATACTGATACTACTAATGTAGTTGGTACTGAGTTGATTACTAATGGTACTTTTGGTTCTGCATTAGGTGCTGAATGGGAAGTCGTATCACCCGCCACTCAAACCATCACATCAGGTGAACTTGTTCTAACAACTACAGATAGTGGGCAGGGTACAAACCAATCATTTACTACGGTTGTGGGTGAAACTTATGTATTGTCAGCGGATGTACGCAACGGAACAGCAAGTTTAACATTTCTTGTTGCTACAGAGCAACAAGGTACTTTTGCGCCAAACTTAGGTTATGCTTCTACAACTTCTAGCACTGCCTCTCAGTTATCCGTAACCTTCACAGCAACTCAAACTACGACTTGGGTTTACTTGCGGGCAGGTGCATCAGGAACACACATTTTCGACAACGTCTCAGTTAAACTAGCAGACACAGACCGCTCAGTAAACAACAACGGTCTTCAAGTCAACGGTACAATCACTAAGACTGCTGTAGCAACGGGTGCTGAACTTGTAGGGTATAGTGGATTTAGTGCCAGTAATTATCTTGAACAGCCTTACAACGCTGATTTAAACTTTGGTACTGGGGACTTTAGTGTTATGGGGTGGGTGAAGGGGGCTACTTCTATGTCTACGGCGAACATCGTTTCTCGGTGTTCCAGTTGGACTACAGGGTTTCAACTTTACAAAAACACTACCTCTGGAACTCCGTACGCAATTTTCCGTGTAGGTTCAGTTGTTCTTAGCGGCACGACTGGCATTACCGACCAATGGAACCATATCGTTGCTGTCCGCAAATCGGGTGTTTCCTACGTCTACAAGAATGGGGTTCTCGAAAGTTCAGTCGCCGCAACGGCAGATGTGTCTGGCAGCTATGTTACGCAAGTCGGGTGGTCAACCACAAACCCAATGCTTGCTCAGCTCCATGGCATCGCCCTACTACGCATCTCAGCAACAGCTCCAACAGCTGCTCAAATTAAAGAGATATACGAAGCAGAGAAACCTCTATTCCAAGAGAACGCTAAGTGTACTCTAAACGGAGCTTCAAACGTAGTACGATGCCTAGCATACGATGACTCAACTGAACTACTACACGTAGGAACTTCAGGTGGTCGTTCAACATTCTCAGGCTTACGTAGAGTAGATGAAACATCAACTAACACAACAGAGATTTCTGCCCAAGGTGGAATGATAATCGAGGAGACAGCGTAATGAATATCACTATTGACAATATGGAAGTTAATCAATTCCACGAAGGAATGAGTCAGTTAGTTACTTTTGTTCACTGGACTGCCTCTGAGGATGGTGTTAGTATTTCAGGTACAACTAAACTTGATGCACCCAAGGGAGCATTTAGTGACTACACTTCTCTTACAGAAGAGAAAGTAAAGGCTTGGGTATTACATAAGGACTTGGCTAAGATTACAACTAATTTAGCTAATACTAAAAAGAGTATCTTAAGGGCTTCAACCTTAACACCGTGGGATGAAGCATACTCATATGTTGAACCTGATGATGTTAGAGTAATCAGACAAACTTACCAATACAAAGAAGCTGTTGCTAGACTAGATAAGTATGTATTAGCTGACGGTAGAGCTGAACTAACTGAGATGCAAGACACTACAGAATATGTAGTAGATGCTGAAGGTATGCTTGTGCTGACTGATGGTGAACCTACGTTCATTCAAGAAGAGGTTATTGTTCAGACTGCTATTGAGCCTTTAGAGGCTACAGTAGAGGTTACAACATACTCTGAAGATATTGATGCAGAGCCTGTAACTACTACTATTGAGAACCCTGAGATTACTCAGGATAACCTTGAAAGATTAGAGGCACAGGCTGTAATAGATGCTACACCACAGGAGATTAAATAATGGCTATTAACGTAACAAAACCCGCTATTAATTTACGCGAGAAGCTAAATGAAGTTACACTAGAAACAGGTATTAAGGGTGAAGAGTTATTAAACTCAGATACCTCTGCTGAAGCAAGGAATGTATTAGAGTTAGATACTCATTTATTCACTGACTTTGAATCAACAGGCATAGACGATAACGCTACAAGTACAGCTATTACTATTACTAATAGTGAAACCACAATGAAACAACTCCATTTATACGAGGCTGGTGAAGCTAACCCATTAGAAGTTAGGTCAAGCGCTGGGTACACAACTAACGGTGCCGCTATTTTATACAGAAATGGTGGCACTGAAGAATTAGCATCTATAAAAGGTTCATTTGATACAACATTAAATGGTAATTATGGTCGTTTATCCTTCGGTACACGCACCACTGATGCCTTAGGTGTTGAAGAGAAGATGCGCATCGACAGCAACGGTAATGTTAATATAACATCTGCTTGGTTGAAGTCATTTGGTAATAATACTTTATTTTCCTCTACTTCTGTTGGTGGGTTATTAATACAATCACCTTCAGGTGCAGACAATATTATATTCAGAAACAGTGTTGGCGCAGAACGTATGCGCATAGATAATGCAGGCAACGTAGGTATTGGTACTACTAGTCCTAGTGCTAAGTTGGATGTCGTAGGAGACATTGAGTCTACTATTGCGTTATCCGCAGCTGGCATAGACCGTACACACCTTGTTATTAACACAACTGGTTCTTGGGGAGCTGCTGGCAATACAGGAACTACATCTGACATTACGTGGATAAACAATAATAGTAGTAGCCCAATGGGTAAAATTGGGTTGCGTTTTGGCGCAACAGCCACAGGCGGACACTCTGAATTTGTAATCAAAGATATGTATCAAGGTGGTTTTGGTGCATCTGCTGATATTATGTACATAGGCTCTAATGGAAATGTATCAGTTCCTAATGGTAACGTAGGTATTGGTACTACTGCTCCAAACTTAAAGCTAGATGTAGCAGGAGTAATTGGTGTTAGGTCAACGATTAATACTACATCAGCACGGCCAGCGGTAGGAACGGCTAGAATTGCTGGAGAAATTGCAGGCTACTCTGGTGGACTATCTAGTGATGGGGGTTTACTAAGATTAAGTGCTGGTGGGGGTACAGGTGCTTCAAAGTCTTATATTGATTTATCTGGGTACTCTACTGATGCTGGACTTAGCAATCAAATTCACTTGGGAACTCTTGCCACCCCACGTATTGTAATTAATGTTGATGGCAACGTAGGTATTGGTACTGATAGTCCTACTGCTAAACTAGAGGTAGGTAGTACTTTTGGCGCTCACATCTCAGGACACGGCAACGGTGTTGGTGTGTTTGGTTCTAACGCACATACAACTAATGGAAATGTTACTGTTGTAAATTCTCACGGAAGCTATGGCGGTTCGGCTGTAACATCAGCTTGGGGTTCTGTACGTTTTCATACCCTAGGTGGTTTGGTGACTGCAGGTGCTTCTATCGCAGAACGTATGCGCATAGACACAACTGGAAAAGTAGGTATTGGTACTAGCTCGCCTCGCTCTACCTTAGAAGTAGGCTCACCCAATGCTAGACACGGTATTCAGTTAAACGGTGGTCCTAACGGAGCCGCTACTCAAATACACATGATTGACGGCAAGTCTGGCTCGTTCAGTACGTTGACAATTGATGTTCAATTAGGTGGTGCTGGGGGGTATTTCTACCAAGTACAGGTAGCAGGGACAGCAGGTTGTAGATTTCAAACAGGGGGTGGATACACTAACGGTACCCCCAACTTCAGTCATAGTTTAGCTACTGGTTCCAGCTTTACCGTAACATCACCCTCAGCTAATTTAATCAGGCTTGTTTGCACGAGCCAGATAGGTACTCACCCCGGCTGTGAGATTAAAATGACGCAAGCACTAAACTCGAATCACGACCAAGACGATGTAACGATTACTTGGTCATAATAAACTGTCATTATAGGAGAAAGAAACATGGCAATTAACAACACTATGATTATTACAATAAATCAACTAGAAAGAAACACAGTAGACGATTCAGTAGTTACAGCACACTGGAACGCATTATTAACAGACGGTGACTACTCAGCTAGTAGTTATGGTTCAGCGTCATTCACTAGAGATGCAGACTCACCTACGTTCATTGAGTTCGCTGATTTAACTGAATCTGATGTAGTTGGATGGGTTAAAGCGTCTATGTACAGTGAGACGCAAGTCTCGCCTGAACCTAATGAGGACGGCACTATTAGCACAGCAATGTTAACTAAAGTTGTAGATGGGATGGCTGAAGTTGAAGCTAACCTACAAGCTCAGATTGATGAACAGAAAGCACCGACTATGGTTTCAGGCACGCCTTGGTCGGAAGCAGTATTAGAAGAAGTTGCCTAACTAAAAGGAGTAATACTATGGGAAAAGATAAAAAGACCCCACAGACAGTAACAATTGATGATACGGAATATTCAGTAGATGATTTAACCCAAGAGCAAATTGCTATGGTTAATCACGTATCTGATTTAGACCGTAAGCTATCGTCAGCACAGTTCAACCTAGACCAGCTTAATGTAGGTAGAGGTGCATTTATGAATATGCTAACTGAGTCTTTAAAGGCTGGGAACAGCGAAGAAGCAGAAGTAGTAGAATAAAAACAAGTAGGGGTGAAATGCCCCGCACTAATTAATACAAGGACTATGAATGGAATATTCAGACATAATATTGACACTGGTAGGAATGGTAACAACAGGGACTATCTTTGTTATCAAGAATATCATGACTGATATTAAAGAACTAGAGCATACCATGAATAGTTGTCAATCTAATATGCCTAGAGACTATGTACTTAAAGCTGACTACAAGACTGAAGCAAGCGAGATTAAGGCTATGATTACTGAACAGTCTAAGAAGATAGACAAAATTTGGGAACATATGAGGATTGATAAGTGATTACTAGGACAACTATCTAATGGAAACTAGAGTCAATAGAATTGAAGACCAAGTAGCTAAGACATTCTCTGAGATTTCCAACTTGAACAAGCGGGTGGGTAAGATGAACAACCGAATGACTGCGATGGAGAAAGCAGCGATACAGATTAAATACACTGCATTTGGCGCACTTGGAGTTTACATCCTGACAGAAGTGGGATTATTAGAGTTTTTAAAAATAGTTAGTTAAATGAGGAGATAATGATGGCTAGAACTAATCAAACAACAAGAGACAGTAAGGGGCGCTATATTAAGTTGACAGTGCTTAATAAGGTTAAATCAATATGCAATCGTATCATGTTAAAGCTAGATGCTTGGCTTAAAAGTATAGACAAGTGATGGGTCTGCTAACAAGTATAGCACCTATCCTTGCAGGATTTGCTATGAAGCTGTTTGCGCTTAACCAACAAGCTAAACAAGAACAGCAGTCACAGATGCTAGATGCGTTTGCTGCTAGGTCTCAGAATATGCAAGATGCTAGAGACCAATCTAACAAGGAAAGTCCTATGGCTGCCTTAAACAGACGAGTTATTATCTTTGTGATACTAGCACTAGTTATATTCACTCAAGTAGCTCCTGTGATGTTTGACGTGCCTACAGTAATACCTACAGTAATAGAAGGCTTCTCATTCCTAGGTTTTGAGATAACACCTGACAAGGTAGAATATATTACTGTTACAGGTATGCTTAAACTTACAGAAGTGTTTGAGTGGGCTTCTTTAATAATTGAATTTTATTTTGGCAGTCAGCTCGCTAAGGGGCGTTAGTAAATGTTCAATAAACTGATATTTGGCACTACGTTAATTCTAAGTGTTCAAATATTAGCATTAGACCCTATCGTTACAGACTCAACTACAAAGAGCTCTGTACACACTACAGGCGATATAACTACTACTGTTAAGTCACCCCCTCCATCAGCAATCTCACCATCACTCAGTGGTGGCAACGGTAATGACCAATGTATTGTTGGCGTATCAGGTGCTGTTCAAACACAAATACTAGGTATCTCGATGGGTTCAACTATTAGAGATATGAACTGTGAACGCTTAAAGAACTCAAAGACTCTATTTGATATGGGTATGAAGGTTGCTGCGGTATCAGTCCTGTGTCAAGACGTAAGAGTTTTTGATGCTATGATGATGGCAGGTACACCTTGTCCTTATCACGGGATTATCGGTGTTGATGCTAGAATAGCTTGGCAGAATGATGAGTTGAATAGACCTAAAACAGAGGAGGAGGAAGATGATGGTAGTAATGCGATACTTGGCGGTATTGGCGCTAGCGTTCTCGGGTTCTTACTCATACTCTGAGTTCGAGTACGGCACAACTAAAAACGCAGCTGACAATAGGCTTAGCTGGGTGATGAAGAATGTATTACCTGATGCAGCTAATCTAAGTGTTAATGGCGTGTTCTATCAATACACACCTGTCAAAGTTAAAGAAGATGCCATGAAGGTACACGTTCAGAATGAGAACGCTTTAGGTAGTGGTTACATATTCAGAGAAACAGACGACTGGACTGGTCAGCCTGGTGGCATACCTATTAATAAAGTTATTGGTGTAGCTAATATTCCTGAAGCTGCTTGGGGTGATGGCTCTATTGAAGTTGAAGGTACAGGCTCAGTAATAGATACGAGTGTTATATACAGTTATCAATATGATAATACGTGTGCTAACCCTATAGATGACCCAACTTGTCCTGGCTACAATGATGCTATTCAATCAGTGCTAAACTCTATATCAGAACCTGTACCATACGACACAACAGGTGACGTTAACTTGGTACTAAATAAAAAGGTTGAACTAGAAGAAGAAGTCGATGAAGAAGAGCAAGATGACGACAGATTAGAGAAGGCACTATCAGCTGTAGATGTTGGTGTACTAGATGCTAATACGATTGCTCAGAATTATTTGTTACTTAGTTTGACGGCAGGTGTTAGTGTACAAAGTTACTATGATAAACGCATACAGGGCGGTGTTTATGAAGATACGGTAGATATGTCTACTGTACAAATGCCTGATAACGTACATGGCGCTAGAGTTAGTTTGGCGCAACAATTAAAGCATAACGAAATGGTCGATATGCAATATAAGCTAGGAGAATAGCATGAAAAAGTTAGCATTAGTAATACTGGCATTTGCCTTTGGTTATGGTTTTGGTACAGTAGTATTTGCAGAGAATGTTCCTATTGAAGGTAGTGTTGAATCAAGATGTTTAATTACAACATCTACCTCAGGTGTTTATGGAAACCCTCTACCTCAGAAGCTAAGTACAGCAGTAGCAGATGGTGGTGTATTGCCAATCGTAAGATTTGACATCTCCTTAGCAAATGCGTACAAGGCTAAGATAACAACTCCAACAGCGTTCTCGTCTAGTCCTGCTCTATCTGACTCTGTTGCTTGGACTGGTGCTACTGTTTTAGGTACAACTTCAGATGCTGGTATGTCAGGTTATGAAGCAGCTAAGGTTGTTTATGATGCGACTACTGAGTTTGATTTAACAGTAGCAGGTTCTACTTGGTTTAAGTCTACATCAACAGCAACATACGGTTATGACAAATCATTTCCTGGCGGAATATATAGCGCTATAGTTGTAGCTGAGTGTATCGCTAAGTAATGAAATACGTTGGGTTTACAGTTGGATTTGTATTCTTGTTATGTGTGGCTAATACCCATGCTCACGAGATGACCCCAACGTATCCCAAACTGGATACATCCCATGTATCAGGGGTTCTTAAAACTAAGATGAAGATATTCAATAGGCGTGAAGACGTATCTTACTATGAGATAGGTGTGTTTGATAAGGATTGGAACGCTATACCTTTTGTTACTTCTTACAAGGTACTACAGATGGATTACCTAGCGCACGCTGAAGTTGATATTTATATTAATGAAGGTGACGCTACTAGGTCTGAGTATATTTGTTCTAAGTCTAAGTTAAAGAAGGATGATGTAGTGTCATCAGCAATAGCTTCACGTATATGTTCGAGGATTAAATGATTAAGGTAATACTACTAATGTTGTTATCTTTTAACGCGTTTGCGAATAATGCGTTAAGCCTACAATTACCTAGTATGTCTAACAGCTATCAGTCTGATAAGTTTAGGGCAGGCAACTTAGATTGTTCTAATGCTATCGGTGGCTCTACTAACCTAGAGTTTGGTATGACAGGTATTGTTAATAATGCTATGGGTGAGGACTCAACTAATCCAACATCAAAAGACGTAGGACTATACGCTAGGATTGTGATGCCCTTAAATGCGCCTAAAGAACGTATCAACTGTAACACCTTGTACAAATTAGAACTAAGAAAGAAACGTCTTGAGGTAATGCGACTTGAACAAGAACTAGCAGACCTTAGAAGACTTGGTATTAAAAATAGCTTTGAGAATTAATATGGCAAACCTTGGTGATGACTTAAATAAAATAGACGAAGCAAAGGATAAGTTAGCTAATGCTAGTATCGGTATCTTTGGTTATAAACTAACACCTACTCAAATAGGTATGGCATTTGCTGTACTGTCGACTACCTTAGGTACTTTGTATGGTGGATTCACTATGTATCAGAAGGTAGAAGGTATAGCTAGTTTAGATTTAGGTGCTTATCAAGCCAAGATGAGCGCTATGGACATTAAAATTGAACAGGCATTAGATTACTCGAGAGACATTAAAAACGGTCTTAGAGATGATATTATGCGTATTGAGAATGTTGCTGATAGAGTTGAAGATGATGTTAATACTATCGAAGATAAAGTAAGAAACTTAATTGATGATGCCGAAGAAAGATTTGAGAATAAAAGAGACCAACTAAGGACATCAAACAAAGCGGATATTAAGGAACTAGAGGATAGATTATCAGCTAAACTACAACGAGCATTAGATAACCCTCTAGCTAACTAAAAGGCACTTATGAGTAACTGTACAATGATATTTTTAGCAGGAATGATAGCCAGTTTAACTGCTGCTGCATTCTTTAACCAGTTCATGCAAATGCCACAGCAAATGATGCAAGGCAGTATGCAAATGATGAATCAGCCACAGTCGTGTGAATGTACCTGCCCTTTGCCTAAATAACATAGATATAATTAACTAATAGCGTTATAATGCGAGTAAACGTCCATTAAACTAACTTACAGGAGAATACAATGGGACAACCTACCTTTCAACAATATCAACAGGCACAACAAGCACGCAACCCTTGGGCTCAAGAGAACCCAACTAATGCTGATTACTTTCAAATGATTACCCAACAAAACATGAGGGATGGTATGCCACAGGATGTAGCAGAAGCTAATGCTGTACAGGAGATGCAAGGCTACATGAAAGAAGGTATCAACCCTATGGGGCCTATAAACGGCAGAGAAGCTGGATATAATGAATCTCAAGGTGCTAGTCAGGCTAATCAGATGCAACAAGGCGCACAAGCTCAAGGTATTGCAGATAACCAGGCACAGAATAATGTAATAAACAATTTCAACCAGTGGCGTATGCAACAAAACTTAGCTCCTGTAGGCTCACCAGCCGGTAATAATAAAGGATGGGGACAGGCTAATGAGGCAATGCAAAATCTACGTAACTTAGAAAAACCTGCATTTAAACGCTAGGAGTAGCTTATGAAACCTTTAGCGGGAACATTAGTAACACCAGATAACGCCCCCATTGCTAATGCATCTGTTAGGCTTATAGCTACTAATAACACAACAGATGGTGCTTTAAAAGGCACTATGTTTGTATTTAGTACATCGTCAACGGGCACTTATGCAGTAAACGTATTACCAGGTAGTTATAAAATAGAGTTTAAGAACCCAGGTAAGGCTAAGTACATTACATTAGGTCATGTCACGATTGTAGGCACAGACACGACTAGTCAACCTCTAGAGGATATTGGTATTAGCTAATGGCTATAACAGTTCAAGGTACGTTAAGATTTCCAGATAACACACCTATTGTAGGAGCTTCGATTAAATTCGTAGCCAGTAAATTCATACAAAGTGGTGTTCCTATTGGTGCTTCCCTAATAATTACTACTAACAGTAGTGGAGGGTACGATCAAAGTATTCTAGAGGGTAGTTATCATATATTCATTAAGCAGTCAGGACAAGAGCTATACACACATCTAGTAGACGCACATTTAGCAGATGGTATTGGTAATGTTTCTATTGGTGACCCTATTACACTTGAAGAGATTATAGGTACTGGCCCAGGGGATACTCCTGTCTACACAGGCTGTAGTGTTATACCTGCTCCAACTAACTTTACTGTTTCTGGAGGCTTTACCACTATAATTTTAAGTTGGTCAATACCTGTCTACATATGTCATGCTGTTACTGAGATATGGGTGAGCACAACAGATGACTTCACTAATAAAGCCTTACTAACTACTACAGAAGCTTCTGTCTATAGTCATGCTATCGGACATGATGCTACAGAGTATTACTGGATTAGATTTAGAAACCTAAATGGTGACTATGGTAATTGGTACAGTGCAACTAGTGTTACTGGGCAGACTTCACAAAACCCTGGTGAGGTATTAGCTGATCTACAACAAGACGTATATAACTCTACGTTATTTAACGCTCTACGCACAAATATTAACTCTAGTTTTTATCAAGAGACAGAACCTACACTTAAAGCAAATGGTGACACCCTTACTAGTGGTGATACTTGGATAAAGACCAGTAGCAGCCAAAGATATGTATGGGACACATCACAAGTGCCTGCTGCATGGGTAGCTGTAACTGACAAGGAAACGCTGGATGCATTAACTAGGTTAACAGGCACTGAAGCCGTTGCTGATGGTGAAGTCAGGGGCTTCTTTCAATCCACAGAGCCTTTAACCGCAGAGTCATCTTTTGGAGACATTTGGATAGATGTATCACAACCTACCCCTTTAACCTTCTCAGCAATTAAACGGTATGAAGCGTTAGATAAATCTAGTTCTGGCACTCTGTCTTGGAGAAGTGCCCCTAATAACGCCCTAGGTCTGTCTTACATTAACGCATACAACACAGATGATGAACTAACCACACTAAAGACAGACTACAATGCTTTTGTTGGTACTACTCTACCAAACCAACTATCTGAGATACAAAGCCAGGTAGATAATAGTATAACTACTTGGTTTAAAGATGTAGCCCCTACATTATCTAATGTTCCAGCAAGCAGCTGGACTACCACTACACTAAAAGACACTCACTTAGGTGATCTATACTATGACAGGGTGTCAGGTTACGCTTACAGGTTTGCACATGAAGATATCCCAGATAGCCCAGATGCTGGCGTTATTTATACTTGGATACAAATATCTGATACAGACATTGCAGCAGCTCTAGCGGCAGCTGCCACAGCTCAAGATACAGCAGATGGTAAACGTAGAGTGTTTGTTGCTACACCTAATACTACTCTTACTGCATATGATATTGGTGACCTGTGGTCAGTACAAGATAGTACACATCACGCTACGTACTCAAAAGGGGATTTACTTAGATGTAAACAAGCACGCGTTAAAGGAGCTACAAATACATATGCTGCGACTGATTGGGAAAAGGCTACTAGATATATAACTACGTTTTATGGTGTATTTGCAGACACCCCAGCAGGCTCCACAGGAGACATGTGGGTAGTTACAGACCAAGCAGACGCCGTGTACAGGTATTCAGGTACAGCCTGGGTACTAGTAAAAGTAGCTACTTTAGCTAATGTAAATACAGAGATTATTGAACAAGTGGGCTACTGTGAAAGAACAGTAACCTCCTCAGGTGCTACGAACAGAACAGGGGCTTATACCACTAAGACTTTGTGTGAGGCAGCAGTTGTTACAGGTGAAACGTTTGCTTGGAGAGACACAGGAGCATTCGCAGCGTTAACAGATGTAATCAGTTCAACAGTAGATAGTAATACTAGTACCATACAGGTACAAGCCACCTCTATTAACGGTCTAGAGTCAGAGTACTCTGTCAAACTAGATAATAATGGCAATGTAAGTGGTTTTGGATTATCAAGTGGAGCTCCAGGTTGTTTAGTTAATGGGGTGTTAGATGCTAGTATTGTACAAGCAGCTTGTACAGGCACAGGTAAGAAGTGGGTAACAGACTCTAGTACTTTCCTAGTAGCAGCAGATACCTTTGCAGTGACAGGTACTGGTGCGAACCCTGTCATACCTTTTGTAATTAGAACTGGCGATGCTAATGGTACTTGTTATGTTAATGGCGTGATAAATGCAGCATCAACACAAGCATTATGTGAAGATATCCCTGGTGGTTCTTGGGCAGCACCAAACACAAGTGTTGTAGGTATACAAGGCAGCCTAGTATTAGATGGTACGATGAGTGCCACTACAATAAAAGCAGGAACTATTACAGGTGACCATATAGCAGGTACTACTATTACAGGTGCTAATATTGATGGTGGCACTATCACAGGAAATAAAATAAGTGCTGCAACTAAAATTGTTGCAGGTACAGGTAATAATGTAGGAGTACTAGACGGGGCCGATGCAACGTATAGAATTTATGCTGGTCATGCTACTCCTGCTTCAGCTCCTTTTAGAGTTAAACAAGATGGCACACTGATTATTGAGAAAGCTACATCTTCTGGAAAGTTAGTGATTGAAGGCGATGTGATTAAGGTATACACTACTGTTGGTGGTGTTACTACTCTTAGGGTTACATTAGGAAACCTAAATTAATGGCCTTCGGGGTTAAACTCAACAATGCGGCAGGTACTGCCTTTTATGATACATCTGTAATTGGGGGGATGTATCTAGGGGCGTTCACAGCTCCAGCTGGTAGTAATGCTTCTTTTACTATCCCCCACATAGACTTGATAAATACAACGTATATCCAGAAATTTATGATTAATGATATTCCAGCAAACCAAGAAGCATATTCGCACACAGTCAGTGTTAACTCCATTACTGGTGTAGTTACTGCTACTTCAGTTGGTACATCCGCCCAGAGCCAGACAACACATGTGTTGATTTTAGGGAAATAATTATTATGGCTTTTGGAATACATTCAAGAAATAACAGTGGTGACCTCTTAATATCGAGCGATATCAAATCTTTCCATTATATAGGTTCTCCGACATACACTGGAGTGCAGAGTAGGTATGATAAATACTCAGGTAGTAGAGTGTATAGGTACACGCTTACGAGTGTAGGAACCCCTTTAGTTTTCATCAAGCCCGCTAATACAAGTAAATTTTATGCTGTACTCACACACTTTCACTCAGGCTCTAGTTGGACATATGATGTTATAGGGAGTGGCACTGTTGATGAGCCCCCAACCCTTCATGCTTTTGCATCTTTAAGTGGTAATGGAGCGTCTGCTGAGGGTTATGGTTTACTTGTAAGGAATGAGTTTAATGAGCGCACGTTTGACAGTCGAGAAAAACCTTTGGCTATTCTTGATGTGATAAGCGCAATACCCCCAAGTATACCGATGGATGGGGGGGCAACTTCAACCAACAATATAGACCCAGGATGGCATGAGTGTGAAGCAGCTGATTATAGGACTGCTATGGAATGGGGTTTCACCTCTGATGGCACCCACAATGACTATACCTACGCAAGCACTAACTATAATGCTAACTATATGTTCGCCGCACCTTCAATAGCACAATCCGCCTGGAGACGTAATGGTTACCACTATCATTGTGATGGGTGTAGTAACTGGATTAAAGCAGATCAACACCATACTGTCAATACAAACTTGGGTGTCTTTTATAGACAGGCTTATAAACTAACATCAACTAACTTACAAGCGGGATGGTGTAGTACAAAAGAGTTTTGGTATCTTTCTGCAGACAAGTCTTCTTGGGCCCCTTGGAACAGCGAGTGTAATACTACAAGCTCTTTTGGCATCCCTTTTTCACAGAAAAGTATCAACAGGGTGAATAATTCAGTAATCATAGTGGATGCAACTAATTATGTATAGTAGAATATTCACTAATGAAGGTTCGGTGTTATATAAAGAGACCGCATTAATAACAGACATCGAGTACACTATATATGAGTTTGATAATCATACATACCCTGGTAAACCAGGTAAAGTGTACTTAGAGGCTTACTTGAACCACCCAGGCTTTGCTTGGTATCTCGATAATTATGATACAGCTCCGCTTGGTCATATAACTACCATAGGTATTGAACATAATGGTGATGTAGAGTTCTACTTTGAAAACCCTGAAAATATGGAGGTAATCGCCACATACTATGGACTCCCTAAACCTTTCAGTACATCTAAAGTCCCCCCATACCAGGGGTCTACATTATTAGCTATTAGATTTAATGCTAACAAAGAGGCTTACATATATAAAGGGTACACAACCCTAAATGAAGATGGATTAAGACCAGTAGCTGAAATGTACATACCCGAACTAGAAGATACCTTATGTATTCACCACGAAGAGATTGACAACACTATCGGAAAAGTTAATAAAATTATGACCATGAAAGGTAACCCCTCAGCCGTAATTCAGGTTAAACCCCATGAAGCAGACAGGGTGTATATTGATGATAGGATTTATTACATCGCCGATTACAATTACATTGCACATAATGGATATTTCGTTGACACAATCCAAGGGTCCCCATGGAAACACTGTAATGTTAAAAAATTACATGAACCTTAAGCAGGATAGGAATTATGATAAAATCACGAAAAAGCCTTTGTACCCCCAGAATATGATAGGATACGCACTATGAAGAATAATATATCAGATTTAGATATTGATGCGGCTGAGTTAGACACTTTAGTTGATTGGGAAAACCCACCTAAAATTGAAGACCTGAAGCAAGACTTAACAGAAGCACAGTCTGCTCACACAGATCATATCATCAATGTCGAGAACTGGTTAGACGCTCTAAATGGTAAACAGAAGCTTAGCATTAAGCCTGGTCGTTCTAAGATTGTACCTAAACTTATACGTAAGCAAGCTGAGTGGCGTTACGCTGCATTAAGCGAACCTTTCCTATCTACCGATGACTTGTTCAATACATCACCAGCTACCTTCGAAGATAAGAAGGCTGCTGAGCAGAATGGTCAAGTACTTAACTACCAGATTAACTGCAAGATTGATAAGACTAAGTTTATCGATGAATACGTACGTACGTGTGTGGATGAAGGTACAGCTATTATTAAGTTAGGTTGGGACTACAAAGAGGAGACTGTTGAAGTTGAAGTACCTGACTTTGAATTCCAACCTTCCCCAGAAGCTGGGCAAGTACATCAACAGTTACATGCAATGATGCAAGAGAATCCTGAGGCATACCAACAAGAAGTGCCTCCTGAAATGCAACAAGCACATGAACTAACTATGCAGCAGGGTACTCCTGTGATGCCTGTACAGGTCGGGTCTCATACTGAGGAACAAGTAAAAATTATTAAGAACCAGCCTACTATTGAAGTGTGCAACTACGTAAATGTAATAGTTGACCCTACATGTGAAGGTGACATAGATAACGCTGAGTTTGTAATCTATAGCTTTGAGACGTCAATGTCTCAGCTAAAGAAAGATGGTAGATATAAGAACCTAGATGTAGTCAACTTAGATAGTGGTAGTGTGCTGTCAACTCCAGATCACTCTGTTGATGATGGCTCTAACTTTACTTTCAAGGACAAACCACGTAAGAAGATTGTAGCGTATGAATACTGGGGATTCTGGGATATCAACGATACAGGTGAAGTAGAACCTTTCGTAGCTACCTGGGTAGGTGACACTCTGATTAGATTAGAAGAGAACCCGTTCCCTGACAAGAAGTTACCTTTTATACTCGTACAGTATTTACCTAGACGTAAGTCTGTGTATGGTGAACCTGATGGGGTACTGATTGAAGACAACCAGAAGATTATCGGTGCTGTAACTAGAGGTATGATTGATGTTATAGGTCGTAGTGCTAACGGACAGATGGGTACACGTAAGGATGCATTAGACGTTTCTAACTACCGTAAGTTTGAACGTGGTGAAGATTTTAAGTTCAACTCTAACGTAGACCCTAGACAAGCTTTCCATATGGAGACTTACCCAGAGATTCCAGGTAGTGCACTAAATATGCTTACGTTACAAAATAACGAAGCTGAGTCACTTACAGGAGTTAAAGCATTTAGTTCAGGTATCACAGGACAAGCATTAGGTACAACTGCTACTGGTATTAGATCAGCACTAGATGCTACATCTAAACGTGAGTTAGGTATCCTTAGACGTCTAGCTAATGGTATTAACCAGATGGGGCGTAAGATTATATCCATGAACGCTGAGTTCTTAGGTGATGAAGAAATCATCAGAGTAACTAATGAAGAGTTTGTAGCTATCAACCGTGAAGACCTAGGTGGTATGTATGATATCAAGTTAAACATCTCTACAGCAGAAGCTGACACTGAGAAAGCTCAGGAGTTATCATTCATGCTTCAGACGATGGGTAACAACATGCCTCCAGAGATGTCACAGATGGTACTAGCAGACATTGCTAAGCTGCGTAAAATGCCTGAGTTGTCTAAGCGTATTCAAGAATACAAGCCACAACCTGACCCTATGGCTCAACAGATGAAGGAACTTGAGATGCAGCTGTTACAAGCGCAGATTGCTAATGAGCAAGCTAAGGCACAAGAGAACCAGGTTGATGTAGGTCTGAAGCAAGCTAAGACACAGACAGAACAAGCTAAAGCTAGAGGACTACATAGTACCTCTGACTTGAATGACCTAGACTTTGTTAATAAAGAATCAGGTGTACCTGACGCAAACAAAGAAGAGCAGATGAAGTTGGCTCATAGTCAAGAGATGCAAAAGAAAGAGTTTGATAGGTTATCAAATTTAGACAGTAAGGCGATAGATGGTATGATGCAGGGAGCTAATATTAACTATCCGGGACTTTAACAATATGAGGGTAATAACATGACACAAGAGGAACAGTTAGACAGCTTAGAGCTTAGTATGGATGAGGCTAAACAATTTATCAGTGTGAAGAATAGTATGCTGAAACTACAAAATAATCGCGATTTTAAAAAGGTGATTACAGAGTACTACTTCAAGGAAGAGGCTGCTAGGTTAGTTATGGCTAAAAGCTCTAACCTTAATGTAGAACAGCAACTATTAGTTGATAAAATGATTTATGGTGTGGGGTCCCTTGCTAAGTTCTTAGATAGCGTAATCTCTAGAGGCACTCAAGCAGAGCAAGCTCTAGCAGAAGACGAAGATACAAAAGCTAGTATCCTTCAGGAGGGTTTAGTATAATGACTACAAACAATGACGCATTAGGAATGTCAGACGAAGATTTCTTGAAAAAAGACTTCGGAGACTTCGAAGAAACACCAGCAGTAGAAACTGCTGAACTAGACACTGAGGTAACAGAAGAGCAAACTTCTGAAGCTGATGTAGAGACTCAAGTGATTGAGACTCAAGATAACGCCCAGGAGCAACCTGAGCCGGAACCGTTAGATGATGTAGATAGCCAACCCTTTGAGGATACTCAAACGGAGCAGGAACCTTCAGCTAAAATTACTGAGCCAGCGTCTCTTGATACAGAAGTCAAAGTAGATGACACATACGGGGATACCCAAGAAACATCAACTGTAGACTTCCAAGGAGCATATGAGAAGATTTTCGCACCCTTTAAGGCCAATGGCAGTGACATGCAGGTGGACACGGTTGACGATGTAATGTCATTAATGAAGATGGGAGCTAACTACCAGAAGAAAATGGCAACGTTAGCACCTAATCTGAAGTTAGTGAAAATGCTTGAGAAGCATAACTTACTAGATGCTAGTAAGCTAAACAACTTAATCGACATCTCTAAGAAGAACCCTGCTGCAATTTCTAAGCTTATACAAGATAGTGGGATAGACCCTCTCGATATTGATACTGATGAAGAGGTGAAGTACACCCCTAATGACTACAATGTATCAGACAAAGAGTACAAGTTAGATGAAGCACTAGACAGCATCAAAGATAGTAAGACTTTCAATGACACTATTGACGTTTTAAGTAATCAATGGGACACTGCGAGTAAAAATATAATTGCTGAGAATCCTCATATTATAGGTATTATCGATGCACATATGCAGAATGGTGTGTATGCTGAAGTGAATAAGTTAGTCTCAAAGGAGCGCGCCTTAGGTAGATTAGAAGGTGTCTCTGATGTAGCAGCTTATCAACAGGCAGCAAACTACTTAGCTAGTACTGGAGTGCTGAACAGCGGAGACATTAAGAAGGTGGCTACACCACCTACGTCAGATGTATCAAGTAAGACAAAAGCAAAGAATGATGCTCAGTTAGCGAATAAACGTAAAGCTGCAGCATCTACAAAGACTAGTAGCAAACCTACGACTTCTCAACCAGACTTCTTAAAGATGACGGATGATGAGTTTATGAAGATGGCTGCTGTCTAATTTTATGAAGCTTTATAGGAGAATATAATGGCTCAAGTATACGGTAACGGTACTAACTCAACAATCGGTGCACAGGCACGTACTGATTTTTATAACAAAAAGGCGCTAATTGCAGTACGTGATAAGCAGTACTTCATGCCTTTGGCTAACGTTCAGGCTATGCCTAAACATCATGGTAAGACTATTAAACAAGACGTTTATCAGCCTTTACTAGATGATTTGAACATCAATGACCAAGGTATTGACGCTTCTGGCGCAACTATCGACAGCACTAAGTGGTCTGCATGGGATAAAGCTGGTGCTCTAGTTGGCGCTGCATATGCAACTAAAGCTTTAGCTGCTGCTGCAGCTGGTGCTGCTGTAGTTCAACAGAACTCTGGTAACTTATACGGTTCAGGTAAGGACATCGGTTTAATCGCTGCTAAACTTCCTGCATTGACTGAGAATGGTGGACGTGTTAACCGTGTAGGCTTTAAGCGTACACAGATTACTGGTTCAATCGTTAAGCAAGGTTTCTTTACTGAGTACACTCAGGAGTCTTTGGACTTTGATTCTGATTCTGAACTACTTTCTCATATTACTGAGGAAATGGTACAGGGCGCTACTGAATTAACTGAAGCGGCTTTACAGTCTGACTTGATTAATTCTGCGACTACTACAGGTACAGCTTACTTTAAAGGCGGTACTACTAAAGCTACAGTATCAGCTGTTGTTGCTTACACTGACTTAATGAACTTGTCTATCGCTCTAGATAACAACAAGACACCTAAGCAGACTAAAGTAATCTCTGGTTCTCGTTTAGTTGATACTAAAACTATCAACGGTGGCCGTATCATGTATGTAGGTTCAGAGATGATTCCTGCTTTACGTGCTATGACTGACTTACACGGTGCTCCAGCATTTGTGTCAGTAGAGAAGTATGCTGATGCAGGTAACACAGTAAACGGTGAGATTGGTTCTATTGACCAGTTCCGCATCGTTGTTGTTCCTGAGATGCAGTACTCTGCTAAAGGCGGCGCGGCTAATGTAGACATCTACCCGATGTTAGTTGTTGGTGATGGTTCATTTACTACTATTGGTTTCCAAACTGATGGTAAGACTGTGAAGTTCACTACTACGCACAAGAAGCCTGGTATAGATGTAGCAGACCTTAACGACCCTTACGGCGAGAAAGGTTTCTACTCAATCAAGTGGTACTATGGCTTCATGGCATTACGCCCTGAACGTTTAGGTATCATCTGGACTAAATCTGCTTAATTAGAGCTTTACCCTTGGTAGGCTGTTAGCACGCAAGTGCGGTGCAGCCTACCTCATTAATTCTGGGAGGAACCATGAACATAGAAAATTTGACATCTAAACAGATAAGCGATAAGCTAGCCGAACACGGTATTAAGATGCATTTTAATTCAAACAGAAAAAAGCTTGAGGAAGCTTTACTTACTATTACTACTCATGAGGATGATATTATGGAAACAGCAACAGCAGATGTAATTGAACTAGCACCAGGTACTACACACACAGCAGAAGGTATTGAACTTGAGGGAAAAATATCTTCAGAAGCTATGAAGCTAATTAGAATTATTGTTAGACCTAACGACCCACTAAAGCGTGAGTCTGAAGGTGACATCTTTACAGCAGGTAGCGACTTAGTTGATCGTGGCAGAGCTGTTAAGAAGTATGTACCTTACAATAATGAAGAAGGCTGGCACGTTCCTAATATGATTTATCAGAACATGAAAGAAGCTGAGTGTCAAATCTTTAAAAAGGTTAGACGTAATGGTGAAGACATGATGGAAACACATATGATTAAAGCGTACAATATTGAGGTATTACCACAGCTTACTCAAGCTGAGTTAGATACCTTAGCTAGCACGCAGAAGGCGCATAACACACTAGGATAAAATTATGGCATCAATAAGTACTTCAGATTTAACACAGGCAAGTGGTGTAACCACCAGTACTGACGGAAAATACACTGTTACAGGTACTGGAGTATTTGATGACTTAATGGAAGCCGTGAATGCTCACCTAGCTGCTCAATTTAGTTTAGGTAGACTGACAGGTCCAGATTATGCAACTGTTTACCTAGGGGCAGTACAGAGCTCTATGCAACAATCAGTTGCTTTTATCTTAGGTAAACAGCAAGCTGATAAGCAAGCTGACCTGATAGATAAACAAATCCTAACAGAGGTTAAGAAGACTCTTGATGTTGTGTCTACAACAGCTGTCAGAGACGCCCAATCTACTAAAGATATCGCTGTTAAGACTGCTCAGATTACTTCTATGGGTAAAGAGGACATTGTTAAGGATAAACAAGCTTTAGACATAACTTCTCAGACTAGTGTACGTAATACGCAATCTATCAAAGATGCAGCGCTGAAGGATGCTCAGACGCTTGATATTCATGACCAAGCTGTACTGCGTACACAAAGTAGTGATGCAGATTTATCTATCAAACGTCAACAGATTATCAATGAAGCGTTTACTAATGGTATGGAAGTGAATGAGTACATCTGGGAGATTGAGTACAAGCTTAACCTAGGTGAGACTTACACCTACGTAACTGTTGAAAACCTAACAGATAATGATGTAATAGCTCTTATGACAGCTGACCCACATGACGCTAGATACCCTGAAGTTAATGCCGTAACACTAAGTATGTCTAAAGTTATACAACATGCTGGTAAGTCTACTGCTGCAACTATTATTGCTAAGACGCAAGAAGAGGTTGACTTACTTAAACAGAAGCGTATTACTGAACATGCTCAGACGTTGACAGAGACTATCGGTTCTACTATTGCTACAAGCAGTGTTATGGGTAAGCAGGCTGAGTTATTTACTCAGCAAGCTGTTGGTTTTGAGAATGATGCTAAGAACGCCTTCAATAAGAACATGGCTGATATCATCAAGATGCAAATCAACACAGCTGGTGACTTTAACTCAAGTAAGTTCATTACTGTAGAGCATTTACTAGACCTCTATCCGGCGGATGCTAATGTAGTTGCAGCTACATAAAGTGGTAGTATGGGCTGGAATCCATTCAAGAAGACCGAAACCTACCAATACTGGAATGTAGCTACAACACCTTTATTAGATGATGCTTTACCTGATGGGTTCCATGATTTCGCTATCATTAATGATGTTGTTAATGGTATTGACTACTTCAATAGCATAGAGTATTTAAATTATAGTGCGGGTGCACGTACTAGGTATAGGCAGCTAAACAATAAGTTTAAAACTAAAGACTACTTTGGTGGGTATGGTGACGTAGATATAGGTAACAACTATGTCCCTGCTAGTTTAGTTAAAGCTAGGATAAACCCTAGCAACCCTACTTATGTAACTATCATCAATAGTTCAGTTGTTGCACTAAACTATGCTAACTGGGTATCTAACTACTTAGTTGATACCTTTAATCTTAATACTGTTACAAACATATTTGTAAGGGATGGAGTCTCGTATACCGTAGACTTTAATACTGCAGACAGTGTAGATAACAGTGTTGACTATACGAATAACACTACACTATTATCATACACATTAGACCTACCTCCAGAACCTGTGGGTAAGTCATACAATGTTAATTACACAATAACTACTCCTGGTGTGTCAGGGCAACCCTCTACTACTTCTCCTGTACGAACATGGACGTATGAAATAGGAACAGGGCTGTACCCTGAGCTAGATGTAAATACTAGATTACCGGAGAATGACCCAACGGTCTTCCAGCTAATGCCTCCGATAGATATACGCAGAGATGGTGGGTACATCCACTCCAGTGCTTCTAGACATGCTGACTATGATGACTACGCTAAGAATTTAGGTATCAACCCTAAAGATATAGCAGATGCTTTTGCTGGGCAGTCTGATATGGATAAGTTAGACCATATATCTGTAAGTCAAGGTGTAGATTTACAAGCTAAAGACAAGCACAGTTTAAAGTACTGTATAGATTTCGTTACTAAACTGAAAGCTTTGGCTGATACCCATACTATGGGGTATAACGTTAACGGGGCTAATGATAATGTTAACCTAGGTTTTAATACACAAGCACCTTTAGGGCTTAACCAAGATGGCACTGTCTTTGGTACTGAACATAGGTACACCCCTCAAGAGCTTGTAGGCGTTCCTGGCGTAGATTTGATTGTATCCTTTGATAGTTCTTCATATGGCCTTAAGTACTCTTATATCGATATACAGCATCATACAGCTGCTGAGGTAGAGGCTAACTCTGTTCTTAAGTCTTTGAGGGATACTGCTATCGATGTTGGGGAACATGGGCGTGTACAAGGTACTCATAGGTATAAGTCTGTGGTAAACCATGACTTCAGCTTAACAGCGACTATGACAGGTGTCACCCTAGATGGGGGAATTTGGGGGTATTTGTCAGGAATAATAGCAAATCTCACCACAGCCAATTTAGGCACGATGACATATTACAAAATAAGTAATATAGATGGGAGTATGAGCAGTCACATGATTGTAGCTCCCGTAATATCCCATTATGTTCGTGATGTGCAATCAGGCCAACATAGGCTAGTGCACTTAAACTTAAGCTCAACAGACGCTGATTTATACTTCCCTTTAGATTGGAGGATAGTTAACAGTTATAACAATCAGGAGTTAACTTCATTAACTGCAAGCAGTATGCATCTAACTATGTACTATGCTTACTGGGAGCAGAAAGAAGTATGGAACTGGTCGCTCATAATAATCGTAGTAGCTATTATTGTGTTTGTCTATACTGGGTATGACGTTAGCGCTGCTCTAGCAGAGACAGCCACTTCACTATCAGTAGCTTTAGGTGTGTCTCTATCAACAGCATATCTAATTATGGCTGTTGCCTACTTAGCCTCTATGGGAGTGTTTGGTGAAGACTACATCATATTAGGTCAGGTAATGACACTAGCTATAACCATGGGTACTAGCTCAGTAGCTATAGGTGCTAACTTGACTACTGCTAACTATGCGTTACAGGTTATGAATATGATGAACTCATACAAGATGAGACACATCGTAGATGAAATGGAAGAGATACAGAATTTAGGTGATGCACAGCTTGTTTTACAAGATGAAATACGTGAAGAAATAGACAAAGCCTTTGAAGACATGGGGTACTATTACAACCTTAGAAAAAGACAATATATAGCACAGGCATTAATCAACATTAAAAAGGTAGACCACTTTGAAGCGATGCCTTCAGCAGTGTACTTTCAGAAGATAAAGAAAACAGTATCACCAGAGTATACTTATAAGTTACAATACAAATACATATAATAGAATTACGGAGAAATAGCATGGCGTATAATTGGGACAAATGGAACCAACAAAATGGTTTTAATATTAAACCACAAGGTAGTGGGTTTGGAAGTACTAACAATCCTGACAGTTTTAATTTAGGTCAAGATTTTAACCTAGGTTTGAATATGGGTACACTACAGCTAGGTAGTCTTGCTCTTGGTGCATGGAATGGGATTACGGCGAATAAGCGAGCTGAAGCGGCTAACCAAATAGCTAGAAATCAACTTAACCAGAATGCTGAAGCTTTTAACATCAATACAGGTATGCAAGTAGCTACACTGAATGATGAGATTGGTAGATACAATGCACATGTTGGTGGTTTCTTAGATGAGAGCCAGCGTAGAGACATGTTTGATGCAGATCAGTTTGGTAAGTTATCCACATACAGTTAAGGAGTTAACATGTTGAATTGGAAGAATGTACAGTATGCAGATGGTTCAGGTCTTGTAAATGCTATTAGAGGCAACAATGCCCAGATTAATGATAATAACAAACAGGTTGTTGATTCTATTTCCCAATTTGGTGATGATTACTCTAAAACACAGACTGATGCAGCAATTGCAAGATTAGCTGGTTCTACTGATCCTCAGCAAGCTCAAGATATCCTAAGAAGTTATGCACAGGGTGGTAATGGTTTTGTAGATCAAGGTGCACTGGCAGATAGCTACCGTGACCAGACTAAAGAATTTAGAGCTGCAGAATCACATTCAGATAGCTTACTGACAAATGCAGCAACTCGTGCTGAAAGCGAAATAAAAACTTCTGCTGAGTATCGACAGCATCGAATAAATGAGCTTGCCTTCAAAGAAAAGGAGTTAGCAAACAAGGTTGCTATTACAGATTTAGAACATAAAAGGCTGAAAATGCAAGTGGATCTCGAAGGTTCTATCTTTGGCACTACTGGAGATTTGACAAGTAATCCTAATGCTACGCAAGAACTAAGGAACTACGGGTCACTATCTAGACTACCTACTAACCTACAGGGGGCTGCTCAAAGCAAGTTTGATGCTTCTAATCTAGAAATACTTAAAGGACAGTTCCCTGCACTAGAAGCAGGCAGTACAAATGCAGAATGGTATGCTCGGAGGAAAGATATAAATAAGGCATTATTAAGTAGTGGTATGTCCCAAACTAATGCAGATAGGTTGCAAACAAACTTGTATGGTCAGTATGGTAGACAATTAAATACTCCTGATGCAGTAAAAACTTTAGACGACCGTGCAGCTTTACGTACAGAAGTAGACACTACTCCTAACAACATCTTACGTTACTCAGATACAGAAGTAACAGATGCGTTTGGTACTGTAGAGGGTACGAAAAAAGTAGAAAGGGCTGTAGAGAACTTATATAACAGTACCTATTCAGAACTAGCTAAAGAAAACGTTGCGTTCAATCCTAGTGACCCTTCTAATATTTTTGCACCTGCCTCTACTCTGAATAGAAATAATAATGCTAAGTATGCTGCTTTTGTAGAAAAGATTGCAGACTACCCAGAATCAGTAAGAAACACACTGACAAATAGGTATGTAGCAGATAACAAATTAGATAAAAAAGTTGTGTCTACATTAGATTCAGCTAGAACTGCAGACCAAAATAATGCAGTCAGAATAGCTACCTCTATAGTTCAAAAATCAACTTTCGATGGAAGCCCTGAGAGTATCCGAAAAGTAATGTCAGACTTAAATGGAATACCTTCAGAACAGTTATTAGGTGTACAAGACTTATTAGTAGGGCATCTAGCTAAAAATCTAGACAAGCATACATTTAATACTAATGTAGGTGGCATGAACGTTACCACTAACTTCCAAGAAGCTGCTAAGACTATTCTAGGTGCAGATTTAAAGCATGTGGATGAAGCAACAGTAGCTCTTAACTCAGCCCTAATTGATAATTTCGGTGAACGATTAAATACTCTAATAGATAACGCGATCCCTGGAGCTAACTCCACGATCAAGGGGAGACTAAGTGAAGAACTATCTGTCCGCTACCAAATTCCTCAACTACAAGATAAAATTGTAACTGCTAAAGAGCGTTTACGCTATAAATCGAAGTACTATGATACGCCGAACTTTACTAATAGAAGTTTTGTAAATGAACATGCACTCCTAAATAGTTACTCAGGAGATGACGCTTATAATGGAGATGAAGGCCCTCAGCTATTAGGACAGGCACGCTCTTTCGTAGATGCCGCAATTAATAAGATGAAAGAAGAAAAGCTAATGACGAAGAGTGACATTCTGCCTTGGAGAGTTAAACAGTTAGCTTATAAAGCTTTTTCAACAGTGTTTACCCCTGATGATGAAGGACTCGAAGAAGATGATTGGGTATCTAGTAAAGGCTGGTTGGGAGACGATGAGATTAGTATCTCAGGTAGTTTAGAAAATGGGTACTCTGTTGACTTCTCAGACAAAGGTAATAATCGTGGCTACAAGAAGTTCCAGAAAGAACTGACTAGAGCTTTACAAGCTGTTAAAGATGATCGCAACAACTACGTAGATTCCAAACTAAAAACTAAAAAATAAG